TACCTGGTCATGCCTGTCCTCCTCGCGGGAAGCGTCATGATTACTTCACTTCTGCGCTTCCTTGGACTCAAAAAGGTCCTGGTGTATCTATAGGCTTAGCTGGTACTGCTAAGCTTGTTGATCCTTCGCCTATAACTGGATATTTTGTTCAGCAACAGACTGGCAACCTTGCCGCTGCTCAACTTTCTAAAGACGGTGGTGTACATGATATTTTCACTGCTAATGGTACTTTGCAATATCAAGGTGGTGGTTATGACGCTACTATAGTTGGCCATTCTGTAAAAGGATTAGGAACTGCTACTGCTAAAGCTATTTCTGGTAATTCATGGTTTTCCAAGAACACTTACGCCGATCTGGATTCTTCCAGCCTCTTCACGATTAACAGTCTTCGCACTGCGTTTCAGATGCAGAAGTTCTACGAACGCCTTGCTCGCGGTGGTAGCCGTTATACAGAAGTGCTTCGCTCTTTCTTCGGCGTGGTTTCTCCTGACGCAAGACTGCAGCGTCCTGAATTCTTAGGTTCCTTCACAAAGATGGTTAATGTCAATCCAATAGCTCAGACTTCCGCGACCGACAACACCTCTCCTCAGGGCAATCTTTCAGCTTATGGCGTTACTGCGTCCAAATTCCATGGTTTCACTAAGTCATTCGTCGAGCATGGTTACATCATAGGCTTCGTATGCGCCCGTGCCGATCTTACTTATCAGCAGGGCATCAATAAGATGTGGCTTCGCTCTACGGTCTACGATCTCTATTGGCCGACATTCGCCCACCTTAGCGAACAGGCTATTGAGCTTCGCGAGATCTATGCTCAGGGTACTGACGCTGATACTACTGTTTTCGGCTATCAGGAGCGTTATGCCGAATATCGCTATAAACCTTCGCAGATTACTGGGAAATTCCGTAGCTCTGTATCCGGTGGTAATCTCGACGTATGGCACCTGTCTCAGTTCTTCAACAATGCTCCTACTCTGAACGAGGAATTCATTACGGAGAACCCACCTATCAAGCGCATTGTTGCGGTTCAGGATGAGCCTGAGTTCCTTCTTGATGTAGGGTTCCGTTATACTACCGTGCGTCCTATACCTATGTTCGGCACACCCGGCCTTGTCGACCACTTCTAGAGAGGAGTTGGTTATATGTCATGGCTTTCTAATACATTAGGTAGTATTGCTGGTTCCGTTCTCGGATCCGCAGTTCAGAATCATTATAATTCCGCTAACGCCGCACAGGCTAACGCGTGGAACGTTGAAAACTATAAGCATCGTTATCAGTGGGCTGTCGATGATATGCGCGCCGCTGGTCTTAATCCTGTTCTTGCTGCAACCAATGGTATAGGCGGTTCTATATCTGGAGCTTCAGCCGCTTCAGTAGGTATGAGTGATATCGGTTCTACCATGAACTCTGCTAGAGCTGCTGGTGCCGCTGAACGGCAGGCGAAGAATGCCGAGCACCTTGCAGTTTCGCAAATTGATAAAAACGTCGCAGAAGCCGATTCTACGCGTCAGGCAACCCATGGAATAGTTATTGATAACGGCATCAAGGCTAATAATTTAAATTTGGCCGAACAGACTTACGAAAAACGTCTCAGCTATGAGCTTCAGCGCATGGATCAGGAGCTGAAGAATCTCAGGCTTCAAGGATCATATCTGAGCTCTGGCATACTCTCTAATATCGCTTCAGCTAATCAGTCTAATTCTGCCGCGAGCTTCGCGGTTCAGAACGCTCGTCTTTCGAAGCAGGAAGCTGATTTCTATGACTCTTTAGGCCTTGGCAATTCAGGCCTCGGTCATATCCTTCGCGGTATTGGCTATATTTTCAAATAAGGAGTGCAATAATATGTCTAATAAAACTACTATGATTCTGACTTTCATTGTCACTGTTGTTGTCCCATTCATTCAAGAAGTTGTAGATCTAATTGAAGCTCTGAAAGGTAAAGCTTCTTCGAATACTGTTACTGCTAAAAAGGTTGCCTCGGATTTTCAAACCGATGTTGCGCAACTTGTTGAGCCAGTTGCTAATAAGAATGATTCTAAAAAAACTAGCCGTTTTTTCGGTTCTTGGAGGGATGCTAAATGAGACGGCGTCGCTTGTCTAAACGAGGTTCTCGCCGTCTTTTTCGGCGTACCTCCAGATCTCGTCGCAGAAATTTTAAAAGAGTAGGACGAGGTGGATTTAGGATTTGACATTCTGACTTAATCCTGATACAATCGGTACAGGTGATTAATATGGTTTGTTACAATCCTATTCTTATGTATCCAGTTGAAGGAGCAATTACGAAGAATGGAAAACAACATTATAGTTTTTACGGTAGCCTTGCCTCTCACCCTGAGCTTGCTGGCGATAGCCGTTTCATTCGTTGTTCTTGTAAACAATGTATCGGTTGTCGCCTCGAAAATAGTAGACAGTGGGCTGTCCGTGCTGTTCACGAAGCCCGTTCTTCGTCTTCTGCTTATTTCGTTACTTGCACTTTCGACGATTATCATTTGCCACGTGATAAAAGCTTAAGTAAGAAATTTCATCAGACTTTCATGAAAAATCTTCGTCGAGAGTATGGCAGTGGCATTCGCTTTCTCGGCTGTGGTGAATATGGTGAACTTTATGGTCGCCCCCATTATCATTACATTTTGTTTAATATTGATTTTGATGACAAAGTTTTTCGGTTCCGTACAGACGGTTATAATACTTATACTTCTTCTCGTTTTGCCAAAGTATGGAAATACGGTATGCATCTTATTGGTGAGTTTAGCTTTGATTCTGCTGCCTATGTCGCTCGCTATATAGTTAAAAAACAGACAGGTAAAGACGCTCCTTCTCACTATAAAGGTCGCATTCCTGAATTCATGATTGCTTCTAATCGTCCTGGCATAGGTGCAAAATGGCTCGAAGATCATGGCGAAGAATGCTATGCCAATGATTATGTTGTTATTAACGGTAAGAAGATGCGTCCTCCTCGTTATTATGACAAGAAATTTGATGAAACGCATCCTCACTGGATGGAGTTTATTCGTAATAACCGTATTGAGAAGATGCTTCATAATCTGGAGAACAATACTTTTGAGCGTTTGGTTGATCGGTGCCGTGTTCAGGAAGGTAAGTATAAACATTTTCTTGGCAGAAAACTTGACAAGGTATTGTGACTGTGTTATCATTAAGTCAGAAATGAGGTGATGCTTATTCGCGAACTTGAAGCTGTTGAAAAGTTCTGTAACAATCGTAATATTCTTTTTAATTATTCTTTTAGTGGCAGCAAATATGCCGCTTATCGCCTTAAACCTGATGATTCTAGAGTTATTCGCCTTGATAATGACTATTATGTTATATCAGCTACGCTATATCTCATGATTCGTAGGTATCTAATTGCGTTTAGAAAAGGAGATGGTTCCGCTGAGACTTTATTCCATTTATGATTCTAAGGCTGAACAGTTCAGTCCTCCACAGGTTTACCACAATGATTTGCTTGCTCTGCGAGCTTTTGAAGGTATAGTTAACGATGATAAAATGCTTATTAAAAAATACCCTGAAGATTTTACTTTGTATTATGTTGGCAATCTCGGTGACAGCGACGGTCGCTATTACATTGAGAATTGTGACGAGTCCCACGTTCCTGTCTTGGTTGGTCGCGCCATAGAATATGTGCAGACTGTTGACAATGATTCTACTAAATGATAATCTAATAAAGAGCGTATCAGAAAAAGGACGATCTCATGGAGATCGCCCTTTTTTTGTACGCTACGCCCGCCGCGTCTAGGCGCCTGCGAAAGGAGGTGAAAGTATGAAATTTAAGACAGCTTATGATCCCGTAGAAGAACATGATCATTGTGGCATTGAGTTTACTATGCCCTCTCTTGCCGTTCAGGACGAGAAAGATGAAACTGATATCAATTACATCGTAAATAAGTATGCAGACGGTCAGAAAGGTATTATGACTCTTGATCTCGGCGATAGTTCGCAATACGCTTATCTGCAGTTCGGAGATGCAACGCTCCCTGGCGACTACAGTACAGCGCTTGAGCTTGTGTCCGGAGTTCGTGAAGAATTCTACAGCCTGCCCGCTTATGTTCGAGCAAAATTCGGTCACGATCCTATGAATTTCATCAATCAATTGAATGATCCTGCAACGCTCGAATATCTCCAACAACAAGGTCTGTATAGCAGCAATGATACCTTTGATGAACCACAACAGTCCGTAAGTAGTAAACAAACACAAGAAAAAAGTAACACTTTAGAACAAAATAATGAAGAAACACAAAAATAGGCGTCACCGAAGCCAGTTACTTACTTGATGTAACTGGCGTAGGTGACGCAAAAATAATCTAGAACCTAATAATAATTTGCTTTAGTTTAATTATTAAGTTTACACTTCGAAGAAGGTGAAATTTTGGCTCGAAAAAAAATAAGAGTTCGAGGACATCGTTTCAGCGATGCTCCTGCAATGTATATGCGCCGGACGAAATTCGACCGCTCGCACGTCTATAAGACGACTTTCAATTCAGGCAAGCTCATACCTGTATTCGTCGATGAAGTACTGCCTGGCGATACTACTAGGATGTCTGTCAATTACTTCGCTCGTCTCGCTACCCCCATTAAGCCTATTATGGATAATATTTATCTGGACTGGTTTTTCTTTTTTGTACCCAACCGCCTCGTTTGGGATCATTGGCAAAACTTCTGCTTTGAGCAGGAAGACCCTGACGATAGTACTGATTATGTCATCCCTACTGTTACTGCTACTGCCAACAGTGATAATAATTATGTAGGTTCACTATGGGACTATTTCGGCTTACCCGTGAATACGTCTGGTGACATATCTGGCATTAATGCTCTTCCATTCCGCGCTGTCTATCTGATCTGGAACGAATGGTACAGAGACGAAAATCTCCAGAAGTCCGTCAAGATCCAGAAAGGCGACGCCAATGAAATATTGGATTCTTCCCGTGCTGCTGAACAGCCTTCATGGGTGTTCAGTGCAGGTACTACTATAGTACCTGGTCATGCCTGTCCTCCTCGCGGGAAGCGTCATGATTACTTCACTTCTGC